TGAAGCTTGCCGGTTATATAGGCGTGCTGAACCATTAGAGGCAGCCCAAGGTTTTGGATCCCAGTCGTCGGTGACGGCGCGAGCGCGGCTTCGAGAGCGTCGAGGAGCGGGTTCAAAATCGCTGATGGCGGCAAATAGGGGTCGCTTGAATGGGCGTACACGTAAAATTCGGCGTAGAGTGTCCATATGATCGGTGCACCAAGCTTCTTTATTGCGGCTTGGCTCCCTTTTTCGCTCATGAACAACGCCGGCTGCTCCGCCGGAGCAACGTCTGCCCAGTGTCGCAGACGCCGATTTGTACTGGTGAACCGTGCCGCACTCGCGCCGAGCTCCCATAATGCGGCGTATATCGTTTCACGAACTATCATCGGTCGATTTCGAATGCCATGCCGCGGCGATCCACTGCTGCGATGCCTGTCGATAAAGCGACATCTGTCGCTTCTAATGTCGAGGATAAGGAAATAAAGATCATATGCGGAGCGATCATCATCGCATTAGCGCCTCGTGCAATGCCGCTTCCACCTCATCACGTATCGCAGGGTCCATATCTTCCAGTGCCGAGCTCAAAAAAGAAGGCTTCGGAACGCCTATCCGGCGACGCTCTGACCGCACATTGATCGCCTTCCTAGGTCTCGGGCGTCCGAACGCTTTTGTGATACTGCGCAGCTTCGCTCTGACGCCAACCGAGCCATATCCGTGAGCATGGGCATATTCGCTGTCACTGGAAACCGTTGCTGCAATCAGGTCGTCGCTCTGATTGAGTTGGAGACTTGTACTGGATCCGAGCGACCCCGCGTGGGCAGCGAAGGTTTGGCCAGTCAGCTCATACTCCTGGATTTTGCGCTGGAGTTCGATCCCGAGGGTAGTCATCGCACGGGCGAGCCCCGAAGCGGCCAGATCCGGAGTGGAGCGCAGCCAAGCCAGCACTACGTCCTCGCCAACGAGACGGGCAACAATCATAGGACGCCGGATATTATCGTGGCGTCGGTGGCGCTTACCGCCGGTGTTTGTTGGATCGGGGCGATGGGTGCAACCAGACGATATTGTTGCAGCAGCGTTTTGATCGCATCACTCATATCTTTTTGCCCATACGCGACGGTCTCTGCGCCGCCCAGAGATCTGGAGACCTCGCCGATGCGCGTACGCTCCCGGTAGCGCAGCGCGACGAGCTCGATGCATGCCTGCGCGACTTCGGGCGGAGTAGTCGAATACCCGGCCGTGTACGCAATGACAATGTTCTGGGCCCCGCGATTGAATCTGTAGCCGCGAACCGAAAGCTGTGTAGAGCTGAACCGGTATCCCGCTGCGTTGAACGAGGCCGCGGGGACAGCCTGACCATCAATGGTCAACGACAGCACAGCAGTGGCCGGATAACACGCGAATTGCAGCCTGTGGCCTCCAGTTCCGTCGCGCACTTCGAGGAAATCGGCCGACGCGATTCCGCGGTTCAGCCAGGTCTGGATATATTGACTTGCCGCCGTAACGAGCCGGGTAAGCAGCGCGTCGTCGGTTGCCGGAAAGGCAGCCTGCCCAGTTTGCAGCCACACCTTAACGTCGGCGAGCGTCGTAAGATCCCCGAAGGCCACCGAATCAGCCCTTTTTAGAACGATTGTTCTGCGACGATTTCGCTCGACCCAACGCCAACATCGTCTCCTCGAAAACGGGGACGAAGCCGTGCGCCGACAGCTCGGAACCGGCTTCGGCCGGCACGCGCACGTCCCCCTTCGAATCGCTGAGAAATTGGCGACCGGCATAGGAACACCCCGCAGCATCGTCGTGGTGCAGCGTGAGCACGCCGGCGGAAATCGCATTGTCGCTGTTCTTCGCCAACACGAACCCCCCGACTGTCGTCAGGGGGCCGATCGCCTCCAGAGGCACTTGGATGAGGCCGTCGTTATCGACCAAATATCGCGATGCCCCGTGATTGGCCTCGTCTTGGCTAAAAACTGCGCGCAACGGTATCAGGTCCGCGCCGAGCGTGACCCCCGGGTTGGACCCGGGGGCTGGCACGACAGACGCTTTCGAAGAAAGGGTCGAGATTTCGAGCATTAACGTCACCCGTTTGCGATGTTGCTGATGACGCCCATCGCAAAGGGAGCATAGACGGCCAGTACTTCCTCGGCATAAACACCGACCTGGCGCTGGCGCGTGACGATCGGCCAATCGATCTGGTAGTAGTCTTGCCGCGTCTTGATCTCGGCGACGTTCGGGACCTCGTTCGATTGGTACTGAATGGGCAGGTTTTCCGCCCAACCGATGACCGTTCCTGGCGGCACCTTCGGGTGAATTCGGATCGGAATGCGAAGGCCCCCATTCAGCGCGAAGGGATTGTAATAAAACTGAACGACTCCAGACGCGGTCAGTTGATACTCACCGTCGCTGCCGTCAGCGGGACTATCGTAGCGCAGCAACGGACCCGAGGCGTTCGACAGTACCTTTGCCGTTATGTTCTTCAACTCTTGCGAATTGACATAGAGAACCGTCGGCGACACCTGAAAATTGTCCCACATTTTCTGGAACATCATGTCGATCTCGACGATCGAGCCACGGCCCGATGCGGTCAGAGGCGTTCCAGTCCCTGCCGTTCCGGTCGGCATGACATTGACGTAGGCATTCGACCCCGGTTTCAGCGCCGTCGTCAAAAGTCCGTCATAGGCGTAACTCGGGTTGGCGGAATTGTCGGCCGTGATGGCGCTCTGCGGCTGTGTACCGGTGCTGAGCGGCGCAGATAGGGCCAGACCGTTGATTGTCGTAATGGCCTGCAACACCTCGCTGCCGCTCGTGGTCGACACATACCAAGCATAAGCGACGGCGCCCTGGACCGGGTTGACTGAGCAGAACAGCGTCTGACCGAGTGTCACTGCTTGGCTTGCCTCGGCACTAATGTTTGAGGAGCCCCCAGATAACGTGAAGGTCTTGCCGTCGGCTCCGGTCACGGTCTTGGACGTCGCAACACCGCCCAACAAGCTGGAGTTCTGGTAACCTTCGAGGGTCAGCGCCACAACTTTGACGAAATACGTAGCGGCCGGCAGCGTCGCGCCGGCGCCTGATGCCGATAAGGTCGGAGTAGAAGGCGTACCCAGCATCAATGAGGCGTTGCCGGCGAGGATCGCCATCTCCTCCTTCAGCATCATCTTCTGTAGAAGACGGAAAGCCATCATGGCCTGGATATCTTCGAAGGTCCGGCCCGCAGAAATTGCTTCGAAAGTTGCCGCGTCTTCCTCCCCGATCGTGACAAAGGCGGAGGTTTTGTTCGAGGTAGAATATGACATCTGGCCCGAGCGTTGGCCTTCCGGCACCCACCCCATCGAATCGAAACCGGAGCCGATGATCGCGTTGACTTGCCGCCAATTTGTTGCGGAGCCGACGCCACCGCCGACGCGCGGAACGATGTTCCTGAGTGGAGTGACAAATGGATAGAGATTCTTCGCTGGCGCCTGAAGGTCAAAAGCCAATAAGCCGGTCGCAGTCGAAATCGATTTGGCCAATCGAAAGTCCGGCTGTGCCAGGGCCCCTTTCATGAGCTCCAGCGATTCTTGAGTGACTGAGTTCATCAAACTCCTCCCAGAAAAGGGGGGGTAATAAAAAGCCCGGCAAGGCACCGGGCTCGGCGACGGCCGTTGGGCCGATGGTGCTGTGTGCATGACTCTCAACGCCTCGAGCGAGTTGCTCCCCGGCGTCGGTCGATTGCAGATCTCAAGATTTATCGGCAGCTGAGCCGGCAATTCGAATAGGAGTCGCGTAGCTGGCCTTTATCAGCGTGAGCGTTTGTTCCTCCTTGCTCATCTTGGCGAGCGCGGCGGCGATCGTTTCCGGCGACAGCTCCGGATCGCCACTGCCAAATGTTCCTTCGCGGTCCTGCTGCTTCGATATCGACACGGTGCCCTTGGCCATGGTCAAGGGCGGTAGCGGTGTCCGTGCAATCTCGTCGACCCGTTTTGTCAGCCGCTCGATCATTGGAACGACCTCCCGCAGAACCTTCGCCAGCGCCGCCTTTTCCACGAGTTCATCGGGGAGCGGGGTCGCCAGATCTGCGGCGAGGGTGTCTGACTTGGACGTGAGCTGGGCAAGTGAGCGCGGATCGTCGACGCCAGTGTCGTCGCATCTGGCTCCGGCCGCAATCAGATGACGATGCGACGCTTTGAACAGCTCCATCGTCTCATTTGAATGGCGCGCTCCAAGCTTCGCAGCTTTTTCGCAAACACGCCCGTCTGTCAACGCCTGGAGGCATCCATGAGCCAGATCCATCAGGCTCTGATGGGCAAGCTCCCGTTTGCACAGCGCCCTGGTGATGACGCCGAGCACTTTCACGATATCGACCTCGGGGCCATCACCCACAGGAGATTCTAGCCAGGCTGGCGAAGGGTCGCCATCTTCCCTGCTTCCGACGGTCGCGAGCGGGGCAAGCATGGCACCAGCCTTCCGCAGACAATCGCGTGCCCGCTCCATGTTCGCCTGCTCATTGACCGATAGCCCTCCAAATGTCAGACATTGGCTGCACGCAAAATGGGCCGTATCCAGCAGCGCCTGGTCGCCCCGCGAGTGCTTTGACTTCGCAATGGTGCCGTCGGCGAGTTGCGTTATATTGGGGCGGTCTTTCGGGCGAAGAGAAGCGACGCGCTCAACGTCGGATGCAGCGGCCATACCGAGCATCTCAGGCATTGCGGATCCAAGTGGCGAGCCGCCGCTTTCCTCATCGTCAGGGGTTTCACCTATCTCATCGCTTACCAAATGGCTGAGGAAATCACAAAGTTCAGTGATGATCGCCTGAAGTCGCGCCGGCTGCGAGGAATGATCATTGTCGACGGCCGCTTCCAGTTCCAGGGCATCCCTCACCCAGTCGAGATCAGCAATCACACGGGCGATCTGACCGACATCACGTAGAGCTTTCGTTATGGGAATCGAGGATGCCTTGTCTTTTTCATTATTAGCCATTCTCGCCCTTGCGGGAGCGGTCGACCGCCGGTCTGGTGCTAGAGCGGCGCTGCCCTCAAGGCATTTTAGCGCATCCACTTTGGCCATATGACGGTGATCGCGAACAGCACATGCCCAAATCTGGATTGGAACGTTGAACGGTTGCGGTTCCGACCGGGCCTGCTCCGTGTCGGCGGATCCGCCTTGCGCGACAACCGGCTCTGCGACGGCAAGGGGAGCACCCGGCAGAATTGCCGCTTTCCAGCAGTCGAAAATAGCTTCCGGATTAGCCGGTCGGTCGACTAAAGAAATTTCGTTCAACACGAGACCGGTGATAGTTTTCGGGTTGCCGGCGTCTCGCTGCGTGACGCGCCCGCCAATGGAGAAGCCTCGATAGACCTGATTTCTTACCTTGGCCACCGCAACCGGGTCGACAACATGGGCGACTATGCGAGTAGTGCCGTCCTCGCAGACTTGGGCTTCAAGCGTCGACCCGGCGGCGGAAAGCTGATGCATTTCTCTGAGAGCGGGGAAGCGCATATAGTCCGGGATCGCTGCGCGAATGGCGTCTGCCCGCACAATCTCTCCCTGTTGGTCCACAGCCTCGGATGTCGCGATCCCGTATACACGCACGGTGCCGTCGTCCTGAGGCTCAATCTTCTGGATTGCGCCGTAAAGCCGCATAATTCGAACCCCAGTCAGTGTCGGAATTAGTTACAACCGGTCGAGAGAGGCCGTGCCCGTGACTGAGGTCACGAGCCAGGCAGCTTGCATTGCACCGTCGCATTGAGCTTCAGCACGCGCCCATCGCTGAGATTAGCAGTGGCCTCGAGAATGTACGTACCGCCAGATGCCGAGGCCGGCATACCCCCGATCCAGCCGACGGAAAACGACCCCGTACGCGTCTGCAGCGAGCCGTCCATCGGTGATCGCACCTGTAGAGCAGTCTGTGGGGAAGCTGACAAAACCCGTGACTGCGGCGTTGGATCGATTGCTGTCTCGTAAGGGCCCAATGCGCAAGTCCAACTCGTCGACACAATCGTTGCCGCACCCATGTCCGGCGTGAAATCGAAGGCGAAATAATCGACCTCACCGACTTCGATTGGGTCGAAGGGTGTTGCGATGCGCATTTCTTAAGCCTTACCCGCCTCTGAAAGGATGTCTACTGCCAGGACCAGCAAGGATCCGGATCCTTTCTGGGGACCGCAGCAGTCGTCCATGCGAAACCAGCAATAGGGCAGGTGGATCCTGCCATTCTAGCGTCAGCAAACCCTCCGACGCGATCCGTGCCCCGCCTGTCAGCCATTCCAGGATTGCCAGCCTGTCAGCACGCAACACGGCTTGAAATTCGTTGGGTACGCGCGCATCGCCAGCGAGGGTGCTTGATAAATCGAGACCGAGTTGCGCATCACTGGCGAGCCGTCGGCCGGATTCCGCGTAAATCGCCGTATCAGTGCGTAATGAGGTCGTTTCTTCGAGCCCCACCGGGGTGTCGGCGATGATCGCAGCGGCCCCCGCCCATTCGGCCGTTGTCCAAAAATCTCTCCCTATGAGAGCGGTGAAATCGATCGGACTGGTACTGCTCCGTCCTACGCCACCGAGCGCTTCGGCCGGTGGCCGGCGGTCGGTCGAAACGCCGACGCCGAATGCGATCGCAGTGCGCTCGACCCTGCCACCAATTTCCAGAATCTCCAGGGCACCGCTGGCTTCGGCGTTAACCGTGGCGCCCGTTGCCGGCGTATAGCTGATGACGATCAGGCCCTGACCGCCGGGGCCGCCAAGCCCTATGCTGCCGGGAACCGCATCGGCACTGCCGCCACCACCGCCGCCGCCGCCGTAGGCGCCACCGGCGCCACCAGCCCCGCCGCTATTCGAGCCGCTTCCGCAGCCGCCCCCGCCGCCGCCCCCGCCAGAGCCGTGCGTGCTGTCCCATTCGATACCGTCCCCACCGTGGCCGCCGCCGCCGCCCATGGCTGCGCCAGGTCCGGCGCCATCACCGCCGCCGCCACCGCCGCCATTCGTGCCAGCCGTACCGGCCATCCCGGGGGTTGTCGACCCAGCGCCGCCCCCGCTGCCGCTGAAATTATTTCCACCATTTCCGCCAACGTTCGCGGCGCCAGCCGTGCCAGCGGTTCCGCCGCTGCCAGCGCCGCCGCCGCCGCCGCCAGCACTGTCGCTGCTTCCAGCGCCGCCTGCCCCGACTCCCCCGGCGCCATTGGGCCCGGCCGCACCGCCGCCGCCGGAGCCCTGCCAGCCCCCTGCGCTGTAATCGCCGCCATTGCCGCCGGTATATTTGGTCGTCCCGATGCCGTCGGCAGATGCACCTCCCGGTCCAAAGCTACCGGTGCCGACACTGCCGCCGCCCCCGCCCTTGGCGCCGACCGATGAGGCTCCGATACTGGCCCCGTTGAACCAGGTATCACCGCCCGCTGCACCAGACGAGCCGCCGCTTCCGATCGACAAAGTGATCGAGCCGCTGAGCCCCGAAAGGTTGGTGACCTTCGAGTAGCCGCCGCCGCCGCCGCCGGTGCCGGAACCTACGTTATTGGCTGTGCCGCCGCCGCCGCCGCCGCCGATCGTCTCGATAGTATTGCTGTTCGACCAATCGCCGGGCACCGTCCAACTGGTGCCGGAGACTATGTAGATTTGGGTCATGGCCGAGCCGAGGCGACGTCCTTTCGGTAAACGGTATCGCCGATCTCATATCGGCTTTTCGGGGCAAGAGAACTCGCCTCGGCCACCGGGTTGTCGAGCGGCAGATGCGCCAGTTTCGAACCCGTGCGGGTGGCATTGTCGGCGATTGCATTTTCCCGCTTAAACACGCCACCCTCATACCGGTCTCCGGGGCCAGCGACTTCGTGCGCTATGAGCTGACCCGCCGGATGCGTGTCGAGCGCTGGGTCCGCATTGCAAACGCCAACGACATTGCCGCCAGCATCAATGATACAACAGCGCACGGTGAGCGGTTCCGCTCCGGTAGCCGCGGCAATCGCAGCGCGGCAGGACGCGTCGTCGAAGGGCGCCGACAAGGGCAGGAGTAGCAGGCTCTCTCCAGGACCCGGCTGGTGGAGGCCGAGCTGAGACTCATCGTCCAGGATGATCTTGCGGCGCAAAATCTTGCTGCGTGTCGCGTAGATGACGACGAGCCGGGTAGCAACCGTCATGGCGTAGTCCGACCTGTTTGCGCTCAGTATTTATTGAAGTCATGCCACCTGCGGCAGACCAAGCACCAAATAATTTGTCGTGCGTTCGAAATAAAGCAATGTGTTGACGCAATCACAAGTGGATAGCGCTGCGATAAATCAAGTAGTGGTACCCTGTATCCTGATATCGGCCGAGCCCTTGTAGCTCGCCCCGCCGGGCGGTAAGGTCAAGCGTAACCAGATGCCTTGGGCGCCCGCTGCGTTGGGCGCTGTGCCAGGCGGCAGATTGCCGGAGCCCGGCACAGCGACAAAAGCGGGCTGGGTTGAGAACGAGCCGATCCCCGAAGAAGGAGCGGTCTGTCTGTTGGCGATGGTGCCCGTGTCATTCAAGTTGGTCGTCAGCGCCAAATCCAGTAACGCGCCCGATGGCGCACTCGGTGTCTCGCTAGCCACCTCGATCTGGGCTCCGGTAAGTGCAGTGCCGGTGTTGTTATTGACTGCGAAGACTTTCTCGTAGTAGGTGCGTTGAGCGCCGGCAGGTCCGTCAGCTGCTGTGCTCGAGAACATTCGGATAACGGCCGTTACCGGATTTGGCGAAATCTCAAAGAGCATTCCCTGGAGAATTTTGTAAGTGGTCGTATTGTCCGGGATCGTGGCCCAATCGCGGCTGACGGCCACCACATCGGTGCCGTAACCGGACGTGGCGATGATTTGACGCAACTGGTTCGCACCGGTGCCGCTCTTGATCCAGATCACCTGTCCAGGGGAGACGTTGGCTCCGTCACCCACCTGTAACTTGAACAAAGGCGGGGTCGTCCCGGCGTGATTGGCGGATCCGCTCTGCGCGGTCCGAATCGTTGCGTCAGTGGTGACTGAACCGGTCGGCAATACACAGCTGTGCGCTGCGAGCGCCACGTCGCCAACCGCCGGCGTGCCGCCCGGATTGGCGACCGGACCGTTTGCGGTGGCTCCCGACAAAGCGGCGTATAGCAGCCGCTCCAGCAGCTGAGAACCAGTTACCCAAGTCTGTCCATTCAAGCTCAAGGTCTGGCTTTGTATCACGCCGGTCGTGTCACGACCGTAGAAGGTAATCTTCGTCGCTGTGTCGCTGGGTGAGGTCGATATTACGTCTACGCTGCCAGCCGGGGCAACGTCGTAGAAGGCGACACGACGGCTAAAATCGATGGCGCCGCCATTCATCGCACCATCCGCCTCAGGCATATTAGCCGAACCATACACGACGATGTCGGAGGGCAGAACACTCATTGAGGGCTCCTAGCGTGCCTACTTATTGTGCGTGAGCAAATAAACTATCGGCGCAAGTTGTGAGAGGTGCCGCAACGTCGGTGACCGACGAGCACAATCACTGCAACTACAGGATCTAAGCGGAGCGAAGCATGCGCGATGCCGTCGCACGCTGCTAATGTGGTGCAGGCCGGCAACATCGCTTGGAAACAGATTTCGACTACGTAAATGGCGGGCGAACCTAGGTATCTGTAAGCCGGCTTCGGCCTTCTTTATCGGCGTCGCTTAGCAGCACGGGTCCTTGCGTGGTCAAAAACATAGATTTGTCACCGCCTGAGAGCGGGGACATTCCCAGAATGTCGCGCGCCTCATTGAGGGTATAAATCCCGTCCTTCACGTAACCGCTGAGGATTGCCGCCTGGTCCTTTGGATCGGTCGGCCGACTATTTGACCAGGCGAATTCGAGATCGACATGGCCCATCCTGGTCTGGATGACGCCGTCGACCAACCGCTTGATCCACCCGAGCAGGGGCGCCAGCCCTTCTTCCAGGGCTGCTTCTTGCGCAGTCTGCGCGGTGGCGCGATTGACCTGCGGAGTAAAGGCGGTGGGCGGCAATGAGAATGCATAACACACGATCCGCGCCAGCCACTCGTCGAAGTCGTCCTTATACGGCGCCTCCTTGAAGGCCTGGTATTTGGCGCCACTGGGACCCCAGACGAGGCGAGTGCGATTAGCCGTATTTCCCGCTAGTATCGAGTCGAACCACTCCTGGAATTGCCGAATTTGCTCGGGGCTCCACCCGTCCGGCGCGTTAAGCAGACCGGGCGGAACATTGCCCTCCGTGAAATGTTGCAGCTGCATCGCTTGGCGGCGCAGCCCGATATTGACAGTCGTCACGATCTGCTCGACAGGGCTGAAACCATAGGCCTTCTGCGGCCGTCGGTTCCGCGGTAGGTACACCAGCTCGTCACTGGTCAGGAGGCGCCAGGGTCGCCCGTGAATGATCTGTTCGTAGGCCGGGGCCGGCGGACGTGGCCGCCGACCGGTATCATCGAGCAATACTTTGATCGTCGAACCGTCGACAATGTCGAGCGCGATAATTTTACCGCCGCGATTACGGCGTAATTCGAATGCCGCCGCGTCGAGCACTAGAACGTCTTCGAGCGCTTCGCGAAGCCAGGTTGCGAAGGGCTGTTCGCCATCAGGGCTTCGCCAGAACTCGGTCAGCTGGTCAATCCGCGAAGCGGCGTCTTTGTCAGGCGTTTTCTCGTTGCGAGACTTGATCGCCCAGTCGAGTTTTTCGATCTGGTCCTTCCGAGTTTCAATCGCGAGCCGAGTGATATCGTGACTTTCGGCAAGCGCCCTCAGTTCGTCGAAACCGATCGCTTCGTAAGAACGCGGCGTGTATATCGCATTGTAGCCGACTGGATAATCCCAGAGGCGTACCTGCTCGCGCTCCGGCGGAACCAGCGGATAGCTGGGTGAGAAGCTTCCTCCATCGGGCTGGAAAACATCGCGAAATCGAGTGACGTCGTTCTGACTGCCCCAGCCGCCCCAAGTATATGACGCGAACGCGGTCCGCTTGCCGTCAGGCGCAGGCATCAGAGCAACTCCACGATGTCACAAATGGCGGGCCGCTCGGACGTCTGTGCTTCACCCCAACACCCCTCGGTTGTGAGGGCCCTGATCATTGAAAACCGAGGCAGCTATAGTCGAGAACGTCGCCGGCAGCGAAGGTCCCGGTGAGCACCATACTGGCAGTCGAATTGGCGATCGGCCTTATAAGGATCGGGTTGGTTTCGTCGAAAGCCGAACAAACCGGGGGATTCGGCCATGGCGATACGAATGTGATCGTGCAACGGCCACCACTGGCCGCACCAACGGTAACCCGTCCGACACTGTCATTGCCGCCGATCGACGGCGAAGTGCCACAGTCGCTAGACCCCGAGCCAAGCGCCGGGGTCGCCCCTGTCGTGATCTGATGCCCGAACATGCCAAGTGCCGAGGCGCTGCGTGGCGTAATCGACACTATTCGGAAATTGCTGCCGTCGAACTGCAACGCTATAAATTCGTAGTTGACCGGCGCCAGCGTCACCGAGTTGCCGGCAGAGCCGGTCGCCCCGGCCGGATACAGGATGTGACCGCCAGAAGCCCCGTTGACTTGAACAGTCATGGTTTTGCCGTTGTCGGTCGCAAAGCCCATTGTCCAGCCGGAACTTATAACAGTGGTCGGTGGCAGGGTTACGGTTAGCGAGCTGGTCGGGGCGTTGTAACTGGACAATGCGTTGCCAATGTCGCTTTGGGAGGCGGCATAGGTGCCGACCGCCGGAAAGCTCCAACGATTGAT